CCAGGAGCAGCAGTGATCGGGTGAGCTTCACGAGCAGCCTTAGCGATCTGACGGAAGATCTTCTTGTCGTAAGCCTCAGCCAGAGCGTGGCCGATCTTAGCGGCGATCTCAGAACGCAGGCTGTAGTGGGCGAGAGTCTCATCAAGGTCATAGACGAACGCGCTGGAAACCAGCAGGTCGTCACAGACGATGGTCTTCTCAGCCACCGGAGGATCGCCAGAACCCAGAATCGGAGTACCGGGTTCGTGGTACGAAGCCTCCATACGGCCCGTGAAGATGAACTGCATCGCCTTTCCATTTTTCAGGGTACGGCTCTGCACAGTGCCTTTGGCGATAGTGGCGCTTTCATACGCCTTGAACATTTCGCCAGAGAACAGTTTCAGATAAGTTGCATACTTGGTATCGTAAGCAGTACCAAGAGCAAGAGGGGTGGCCGACGTATTATTTACGCGACCAATAGAAGTTACGGTAGTGTTAGCCACAATAGTAAAGAGAGAAGTTTGTGTTCGTTCTCTCTAAGCGCTTAGAGAATCACATGAATCAACATGTGTTCATTAAAGTTGTTTTTGATGTCGTCTCTCCGACTGTCATGACTAAAGGTTGTCTCCCGTAGGAGGCCGATAGTCAATTCTTCCATCGGGAATCGAACCCGAACTCTTCGGCATGTCGCCTATGTCCTGACCACTGGACTATGGAAGCAGATGGACCAGCCGTAATACGCCTCATAAGGACGTAACAGAGGGCTGGCCTCTATCACACATGTGACCACATTGCTGTGGATTTCAGCCCGATTAGTGCTTTACGGGAACTATTTCTTAGCAGTCTTTGCTGCTTTCTTAAATTGTGCCGCAGTAGGCGCACCAGGACTTCCAGGCTTCCTCATCTTCTCATCAGAGCCATTCCGAATACGAAGACGTTTAGCGTGGATGTTGGCGTAGAGACCGGGTTTCATCAGCAGCCTTTCTTGCCGCCGCCACCCTTACCGCCTTTACCTTTCATGATCAGGCAGGCCAGGCAGCACCACCGGCTTGAACCTTGACACCTTTCGGGCTCAGTTCAGTCAGGGTTTGAGCAGTCTCGCCGTAGGCACTAATGAATGCCCGAGCGTCAGAAGCAGTAGTTACATACTGCACAGTCACCGAAGACACCTTCGGATCAAAGGGATTTGCTTTTGCCATGTCAATTAATTCGTTGAATAGTGACTTGACCAACACCAGCGCTTCTCAAACCAATTGCCTCAGCAGCAGCACGACTCAAATCAATATCACGATTATAGTCAAAAGGACCACGATCATTGATACGGACAGTAACGCAGCGTTTATTTGAGGTGTTGCAGACCCGCACTTTGGTCCCAAATGGAAGAGTGCGGTGTGCTGCAGTCATGGAATGCATGTTGTAAATCTCACCAGAAGCGGTGCGATTCCCGTGATACGGATGGCCATACCACGATGCAAGAGAAGCAAGAGTGAGTGTCAGAGTAAGCATGAGTTCATTGCAAAGGACTTTTATATTGCTTACTCTTCCAACATCAATTAAAAGCTAAGATCAGAGATCTCAAGCTTTGCAGCTACATCTGCACGGTAGGCAGGATCAGAGTCGTAGCGAGGATCACTCATGGCACGCACGAGTTCAGCTTGACTACGGAAACCTTGAACCTGACTGGTAGGTGCTTTACCGGTCAACATCTGACCGTCATAACCAGCAAGATCCCGATACCGACCAGCAAGAGCTTGGATAGCAAAGAAGCAGGAAGCAGGATCACCATTATCCATAACCTGATCGTACATAGCAATCTCTTGATCACTCAGGGCATCTTGTGCCCAAGTCATCATCTGTGCATATGCATCAGGCCCACCAACTACGTTTTGCAGTTGTGCGACATCCTCACTGGACAGAGGAGCAGCATCTGGTTCTTGCTCAGTGCGCTCACGGAAGTTGAGGTACATCTGAGCAATGTCTGCCGGATCCATCTTTTCCAGCTGTGCCAGTGTTTCATCACTGAATTCAGTCTGGGATTCTTCCCACAGTCGATCAAGGAAATCAATATCTACTTGATCTTGAGGATCTTCATCTACCTCAGGTTCTGGTTCAGCTTCACGTTCTTCAGGGCTACCAAGCTTTTTTTGCAGCTCTATATAAGCTTGCTCTAGATCCTCAGCATCTTTGAATTTGCCAGCAAGTAGCTGTTCCTGTTGTTGCTGTAGCGCTTCACCTACTTGAAGTGAATCAAGCTCTTCTGCTGAAAACTCACCGTCTTGTTGCTCTGTGGGATCAATTGTCAGTGTAGCCATTAGTAGTAATTACTATTAGATTTCCAAGACCTACCCGTTCAATACGGTTGGGTACGCCAATGGTCGGCTTCCCAATCTTGGTACGAGGTGCGTATTTGTTACCGGACTCATCAAAGAGTTCCCGATCCTCAGCTGAGAGGGGCGGGGACACCGGCTTGTTCTTCTGGCGCTGGGGCCTGCTGGGTGTTGCCTTGTCCATTAATCATCTCCATAGCTTTAGGATTCTTAGTTGGGTCAAGTAGTGGCGTCTTAGCCAATTGACCAAGCTGCTGCGTAATGGCCATATCTTTCTGTAGGCCCATATTACGCTGCTGTTCTTGCTGAAGTTCTTCTTGGGACTTAACAAGATTTAGAATGTCAATGCCTTGTGCCGCAGCGAGACGTTTGATCACTTCATCACTGTTGATGTAGCGACCAATTGTCTCTGGTCCCATTGTCTGGGCAATCGTCTGCAGGAAAGATCCAAGACTTTCACGATCCTGGCCACGACCCAATGCATTCACACCAGCAACAATTGTTGGTTTGATAATGTCCTTTGGAAGACGAGGGATTTGCCCAGTCTTCTGGAAGACATTCAGCTTACGGTTTAGATATGGAACAAGGAACTCAGTAGTCAGAAGACTGAATAGACCACCCAACTGCTGTTCTAGTTCCATCTGTGTCATTCGCACTTCTTCTGCTGTAGTCCTTTCAGACTGACGTACTGAAAGAATAAGGAATGCCTCAGATAGACGACGTTCCAATTGCTGCATCATTTCAAATGCAGTACGGAAGTCAGCAGTTTTACCCACCTGGATGACACCAATGTCATCAGGCCTACCCTGAACAATGGCACCATTGCCTGCCTGGGCCAGCGTGGCCGGTTTAGTGGTGCTTGAGGGTGATACCACGAAGACAACCTTAGCGGCTGCTGCAGAGCCTTCTACGAGGGCCTGAGAGAGTGATTCAAGGGAGCGTAGATCTCCGATGAATTCCTCTACCCGGCCTCGTCCATAGACTTCACCATCAACAGTGTTGAAGCGTAGAACTAGCCAAGGATTTGCTTCAACAGGTGCTTTACCCATTGACCCTGGAATGATCTTGTCTTCGTACTCTTGATGCCAGACAAACCTGTTGTTGTCTCTACGAATGTGAGTGTAGATATCAGCTTCATCATTGCGTTCAGCCTCAGTACCAGCAACATCGTTAGGTACAGCTTGAGGAAGAACCTTCATCAGAAGCTTCTTTGAGATGCGTTCTTTTGTGACTATTTCAAGCACATTACCGTTACCATCTCTTTCTACGACATAGCGATTCAAGGGGTACAGCTTTAGCTGCTTCTCTCCCATGAAGATCAAGGCGTTACCTGTAACCACCAAGTGCTTGAGAGCTTGGTGGACTACAACACGATCACTAGAAGCAGCAATAGCTTCAAGGATTGTACGCTCAATCTTTGCAAAGGAAAGATCCAACTCAGAGCGAACCTCTGGTGGAAAGTCAGTACCCAATGCACTATCATCAACCTGTAGCTTAAAGAAGCTGGTTTGAGGGGGTAGTAGCGCCAACATCAATTTAGATGCCAGAGTGACTACGCCCTTTGCACCAACGCTTTGCCAAGGAGTAGGTAGATGACGTGCTCCTTTGACGAACTCTTCCTCACCTCGATTGAGATAAGGTAGTGTTAGGTCAGCAGCTTGTCTTGCTACGTTTAGAAAATTAGAACGGTCGCTAGCTAAATAGTCATACCTAGATTTGGCAGACATTGTAAATGATTAATAACTGGATATATTGAGTGGGTTTTTGTAGACATTACTTGTACGTCGCAGATCCCCAACAGAACCACTGAACCCAGGTCTCCTTGAAGCTCTACTTTTGCGTGTCCTAAAGCTTGCACGGTCGCTGAAGTTACCTCCCCCAAGATTGGAACTAGGAGTTGGCAGGATGATGTCTTCTTTTTCTTCAGGCAGAAGTTCGTCAAACGTCCCGAAGTAATCCAGCGTTGGATCCACAGTTGGATCAGAATTACCTGTAGGATCGGAGTTAGTCGTAGGATCAGCAATGACTGTAGGATCGGGATTAATTACAGGATCGGGATTAATTACAGGATTGGGATTCCCTAGATCCTTCCACTCGACAGGTACGATGTGATCAAGAGCAGGGCCAGGGGCATAGTAACCAGACCTAACATTGCCGGCAGGTTTGATTTGAAGCTGTGGTACACCGTTGAAGGCTCCAAATACTTGTTGTCCTTTAGGTACTTTACCTGTACCAGGCGTGAACTCTCCACCAAGTCTTGAAGTAGGGATACCTGCTTTAACAGCATTAGCAAGCGGGCCATCCTTGAGCCTCACTTTATTACCGTTCCTGTCAATCAGTGTATCACCATAACCAGAGAATGATCTGCCATCAATAAGTCTATTGTAGGCAACAGCTCCAAGTCCAATGGGAGCCCTGTTTGGAGTCTTGGTGTTGATCTTATCCATTTGATTGACGATCTGATCACCAGTACGACCAGTCTGTTTTGCAATCTTTAAGATCTCCTTTTGGCTAATGTTTCCATCGTTACCAAAGGTTCTAATCTGTTCACGGGTGCCACCTACGCCACTAACACTACCACGCTGCTCTTGCATACGTGCTGCTAGTGCAGGACCAAGTTTTAGTCCAGCCGCTTTTACTTTCTGCAAAAGCTTATCTTTATTTTCCCCTGCAGCCATTGCCCGATCAAAGGCCGCTGCACCAAAGTATCCTGCTGTAGCAGCTGAGTCTTGATACCGATTTACATAAGGTATTGGGGGAGCCTTAACAACACCTGGACCTCCATTGACTCCCCTACCATTTTTAGTCTTTCTACCGTGATTTACAGGTGGTTGATTCTTAGCCATTTGTTTCCTCTAATTTAGAATAGATCCACTCGACAACAGAGCGTTGACCAGAACGATACATAATCTGGCTTATGGTGTCATCCGGGTGGGGATTAGTTGGCGGGAATGTAGCCTCAAGTTCGTTGAGAAGGGCACGGGATTCCATGCCAAACAACTCAAGCGTACTGAGGGAGATTGGGGTTTGCATGTTCAAAGAATGCAGGCATTCGTGCCCGTTGTGTTTCGATCAGACCTTCAGCTTTGCCTGCATACATAAGACTGTCACTTTGATCAAGCCAGAACTGTTTGTCTAAATACTTGTTCTCTGACTTCTTAAGTGGTTGCATTACCCAAGCAATGGTTGCCTTCCTGAGGCGATCAAGAGAAGGAGATACAGTGAGACCAAGCTCACGACATACCAGGCTATTCGTTGCCACATGAACTTGCTCATCCCTGCTGATGTCAGCACTTACTGTTCGGAGACCAGCGTCACCATTAAAGCGGAAGAACGGCAATAGAACGAAGAAAATTGCACGCTCGGCCACCATTGCTTTGAGGACCGTGTGATCAGGATGCGCCGTCCAAGCATCGCGAAGTCGGAATGCTTCGGCTTCAGCAACTGGGTCAGTGCCGAGAGCTTGGGCGATGTAACCGAGAGCCAAGTCGTGGTTCTCTTCGTCTTTGATGTTGGATCGCAGTAAATCCCGCGATAGCTCTGGAACTTCATTCTTCAAAGCTTCATTGATAAAGTCGCCAACAGGAAGTTCCATGTGGCGAAGGGCGAGAGCCCGGAGGATAGTTTCCTCCGAGCCCTCAGCAAGCTGACCAGCAGTGGTTTGCACTGGGGTCCACTTACGTTTACGATTAAAGAGTTTCTGATAAGGGTTCATTCGCCGCAATTACAATCAGGAGCTGGATCATTAAGAAGAGCTTCCAAGTAATCATCGACTTCAGTTTCAGACAATGCAGCGTATGCGTTTGACTTGTCCTGAACATCGCCCATTACCTGCAAGCTGTAGTACAAAGAGGTTTGGGGGCTGTTCAGCCACTCCTCGATGAATGCTTCGTCGTAAGTAACTACGTCACTCCACGAGTTAAAGCTATATCCATGAAGAAGCCCAGTCATAGAAAGCAGACGGACAATACCGTTTGCTACTTTGAAATAATCATCCCAGCCAACTTCAGACGCGATCTCAACCGGACCATAGTCAAAGCTCTGGACGCCAAAGGTTCCGCTATCACGGTCCACTTGACGGGCAATGGGAGGTGCGATCTCAGGGGTAGTGGTGTACCCATCGAGATCCTTGTATCGGTAGCTGCACGAGGCAGTAGGGGCAATGGCAAATGCACGCACCATGTTGTTTGCCTTGGCAATCTCTGCAGCCTCACGGATACCAGCATGGATCTCGTGAGCTAGAACTGCAGCAGGAGTCCGTTCATGAGGTTCATTGTTGACGATGTGCATCAACGCCTCACCAAACTCCTTGTAGCTCACCCCTTGTTGACGGAGCAGGTTGGAAAGCCCAAGCATTCCGAGACCGACCTGGCGATCAACCTCTGGAGTGAGGTATTCACCGCTGTCTCCAACACCTGTTTTTGCGTGGAGGTGACACAGTTCGGACATTCCACGTGAAAACGCAGATCGAATGTCATCAAGTTCGCATGCCCCAAGGTTGACATGTTGCAGTAGACAGGTCCCCCGTGTTGGCAGGTACACCTCCAGGCAAACATTTCCGTAGATACGTTGTCCACGTTTATCAATTTTAGTTTTGTTAAGCCAAACGTCGCCGCGTTTGATGGCAAGAATCAGAGCTTCCTTGACTTCGTTCGTGGCAACATTCCACCAGTGGGGGTTGATGTTGACACAGCGCTTAACCCAAGGCAGCTCAGAACGAGAAGCAGTAATGAACTCAAGCACATCAGGATGGTTGAGATCAAGATGACATACAACTGCTCCATTCTTGTAGACACCACCACGTCTCAGGATTTCATTGAGGGTGGAATAGATTTTTGCAAATGATACAGGGCCTGAAGCAACAAGGCCCTTACCATTCTCATCTCCCTTTGGTCGGAGCTTGGAGAGATGAACGGCAACGCCTGCTCCAAAGCGGAGAGCGTGGCTGACAAATCTCCACGAAGCTTCGATTCCATTCGGCCCTTCCATGGTGTCTTCAACAACGAAGACGGTGCAGCTCACAGGGAGCCTGGATGTCGGATCATCAATCCAACTTTGTACACGGCCAGTACGTGCGATGAGTTCTTTAGTCATTGGTGGTTAGATTCATGCTTAATTGTTGTGTGACTCCTGCAGCCCATTGACTACCCATTGCATCTGCGATGCCTTGGTACGTAAGACTGCGTAGCTTCCACCTGTGCTCCGATGGTGGGAGACGGTGTATTTTGTTATCCCTACCTTCTACAATTCTGGTTGGTTGTAGTTGTGGGAGATTCTTTAGCCAAAGGCATGTGGCCTTTGTTTCACCATGACCAAACATCCAGGGTTGAATAATCTGATCGGGCTTTCTAATCCTTGACGAGATGACACTTACTGGATTCTCGATTGCAATCTGCTCGATAGGGGCATCCATTAAGCGTTGGACAAAATCCAGCGCCTCTCTCTGCTCCTGTTCTTTTTTGTGAAACCACCTTGCTCCTGACACAGCAAGATGTGTGCAGGGCGGATGAGCAACCATTAAATCCCAACCATCATTGATGATATCAAACACATCTCCCTGATAGTGGGGACCAGGTTGATCTGTCGTTAGAAGATCACAAGATACAGCTTCGCAACCATTCCTTATAAACGCATCCCGTACTCTGCCTGAGAACTCACAGGCTACAAGTACACGTTTAGACAAGATCAGTAAGATTAGGAGGTTGATAATTCGGTCCTTTCAGAACCTTGCCGTCTTCACGGCGGATTGGTTGTCCATCCTCCCCAAGCTTTGACATGTTGCTCAGGTGGACACGGTTGTATGCCGTCTGCAGATCCCACCCAAAGCACGCGGCCATCTGATGACACACGTACACCAGATCAGCAAGCTCCTTCAGTAGATGCTCCCGCAGTAGCTTGTTGTGAATGTCAACAAGCAAGTCAAGGTAAGCATGAGCAACTTCTAGATGTTCCTCATCGATCAAAGTCTGTTGAAGCTTCAAAGAGGAAGTTGTCAGCCCGATGGGCAGCTCGTACGCTCTCCGAAATTCGTGCGCTGCTGTTTCGTAAAAACTCACGTTCGTTTTCAAGGTAGTCGATTGCTTTGGTGAGATCGTCAATGGGGTCTTCTGTAGGTTTCTTTCCACAACGAGCGATGTATTTGACTGCATTACCTAGGTGGAAACTCAGTTGCTGTTCTCGGATGAAGTCTCCGACTTTCCAACTGGAGCCGTAATGCTCTGGGCTGTTGGCCATTGTTTGACAAGGTTAGAAACAGTATTGGTAAGAACAAAGTTCTGATGTTGCAACGCAAGAAGGACAGTGATAATGTCCTCCTTTCTTGCTTCAGGCAGCAGATCGTTCAGTCGCCTCATCTTGAACTGCTGCTCCATCGTCATCTCCATCACTGGGGGTGGGGGTCCAAAGGATTGGCTCATTGGTGTCGAAGTTGTAGTCGGTGTACTGGAGAATCCGCGCGAGACGTGCATTAAGAAGAGCATCATCTTCAGTCATCCCTCGTTCTTCAAAGGCTTGAACAACTGTTTCCCAAGAGCAGCCATGTTTATCAAGGAGAGCATCAGCACGTTTGATGCCAATTCCAGGAGCACCTGCGTATCCATCTGTCTGGTCACCGCTCATCGTTTGAATCAGATGCCACCGATCTCCTTCTTCCTTGGTGATTTCAATCACAGGATTCTTGAGATCAAACAGCAGCCCCGGTATCTGTCTCATATCCTTATCGGGTGAGCAGATAATCAATTCGTTCTCTGATTCAATTGGATCGGTGGCGTAGATACCAAGAGCATCGTCAGCTTCCAGATTGTCAACCACCATGGTGACGTAATTATCACCACACCAGTTGAGTAGGCGCTTGTAACCACATGGCTTCTTCCTATTTCGATGACCCTTGTAATCCGGGAAAATTTTTTTCCTGAAATTCTTTGGGCTACTGAAGAAAAGGATGAAGTCATCGAACTGACCCATGCATTCAGCAATGGACATCAGTTCCTTCTGAAACATCTCCAGCACTTCCGAGAAGCGACTCGTGACAACGATTACGTCGTCGTTGAAGTCGATCTCATCTTCACATGCAGCACAGGTTTTGTACGCAAGGAAGTCAGCGTCAATGAGTAAGGTCATTTACCTTGCCCTCGACGTAGCTTCTTAGTGCCTTTAGGGAGTGACCTGGTTCCGTTTCCTTGGTGGGTATGCTTGAACTTGGCACGTGATTCAAATTGTTTCTTGGCTAGGTTTGTTTTGGATTTGATTGGAGGCATTAAAACACCTGATAATGAACTTCATGCAAGTTTTCCATTGCTTTTATGACCTTCCACAGGATTCTCTTGTCGATCGCCACAGCTTCACCATCTGAATCTTCAAGAGTCAAATGCTCACTGTATGGAGTAAGTCGGATATAGTTGTATTGCCCAGCTTCTTCACTTTCAATCTCTAGGCCATCAAAATCCCACTCCTCCATGAAGCCAGCGAGCTTTTCAACCTCATGGTCTGGTAAAGCAAAATACTCAGATTGAGGTATTCGGTATTGTTTGTGAATGCGGTGCAGATCTTTTTCGCAGTCATGGTAGTTCCATACTCTGCAGCAAGCAACTAACTCATTCTTTGTGCCAACATCAAGCTCTCTTAACCGTTGTTCTTTGCGATGCTCGGATGCTTTTCCAATCTTGTAGATAGGGGCCAATGTACTCTTTAACAAGTAGAGGTGGCCTACGGTCATTGTTTAGATTGCGAGAGGTAGTTCACAGCCGCCATCAAGCCAGCTAGGTTGTCGCCTAACTTGCCGATAGCTGTATTGCAGTTCTGACAAATCCAGCCTCTAAACTTGTGAGTTACTGGATCGTGGTCAAAACACATCAAACGAGCAGACCGTCGATATGACATTGGTCTGCTGCAGATTTGACAAGGTGTTCCTTCAGGAGGACGTTCCTCCCGAAGCTTTCGGTGATAACCTCTACCAAATTGTTCTTTGGCAGCTATACGTTTTGAATGTGCAGCAGAGCTGTTACATGCCTTGCAGCATGTCATCAACCTTGCTTTGCCAGAACGTCTAGTGTTATCCCTGTAAAATTCAGAAGAGTCTTTAGTCAGTCCACATTTAGTGCACTGAATAGAAGTCGGGGCCGATCTTTCCGACTGCGTCGATTGGACATCGCAGCTTGTAGTACTCTCCTGCGGCTTTGGCGCAGTACTCAAGTATGAACTTCATATTGTCGGCATGAGCCGGGGTACATTCATAAAACAAAGCATCATGAATGAAAGCCAACTGGTAGCTCTCAAGCTGTTGCTCTTTGATCAGCTCATCAATCATGACCATCCAACGCTTGGCTACAACACCAGCACTGGATTGAAGAAGATAGTTCAGGGCTTTGTGAGGCCCGTCAACTTGTATTCTTCGCCTATCAATTGAATTGATGTAGTGAACTGATTGAACCTTTTTCTTGACGGCTTTAACAAGATCATCAAGACCTTCAATTGCATCAAGATACGCTTGCCGTATCTCTGCTCCTTTTTTCTTTGCCTTATCGGAAGAAAGCTGAGGGTCGTATGAAAGTCCGATCTTTTCGTCCCCTGCCCCATAAAGAAAAGCATAGGTAACGGTTTTGACGAGCTTACGACTAATGCCAATTTTGTCGGCATTAACTTGGTGGATGTCGCCATTAAGCAAGATCTCACCATAGCGGCCACCGTCAAACGGAGCAAGGTAATGCGCGAACATCCTGAGTTCGATGCCGCTAAAATCGGCCCCAGCCATGACCATTCCTGGAGTGGCTCTAAACAATCGTTGGAACTTTTCTCCACTAGGAATTTGGGCAACGTTTGGATTACGGTGACAACATCTATGGGTGGCAGCAGCGACTGTGCAGTTGTGGTGGATTCGGCCCTTTCTGACAAGCTTTAGCCAGGCGTTATTGCCGTCTGACAACATGCCAAGCTGCTTGGTCAGTTCCAAGCACTGAAAGAACTCAAGTGCAATTGGAGTACCTATGTCCTTTAGAACTACTTCGTCAATAGTTGCCTTTCCAGATTCTGTGTACTGGGTTGGTTCCCATCCATAGAACTGCTGCATAACCCACGCGATGTGATCTCGCGAGGTTGGGCTAAGATCCTTGAGGCGCGTAAAAGCGCATCCAGGTATATATCCCTTGGTCTTGTTAGAACGACGAGGAGTAAAC